GAAAAAGACGCCGAACTCTCACGCCCCGCCTTCCTCGCCGAAGTCCTGGGCCGGCTTCGTAACTATGAGCAACAAGCCGCACGCCGCGGTCAGCTAATGGTTGCCGTCAACTGTGTCCGGCTCCAATGTGAGCTAGTAGGACTTACCGACAAATGAACCACATCACGCAAATCGACAATGAGGGCTATCTCCTCGTTTGCGTGGAACGCGACAACTTCTACGAGTGCGCCACCTGTAGTTCAATGCATCTCGTTGAAGACAAAATCGCCCAGCTAAACGCTCGCATCGACCGAATGGCCGCTGATGCCTTCTCTGCTTGACTCTTGCCCCGGTGGCCTGCTCCTAGAGCAGCCCGTCATGGTGGAAGACGAGCGCGACTGGGCCCCCTTCGCTGCTCACCTGCACGAGAGCCTCACTGACCCACAACGTCAGGTCTGGGAATCGCCAGAGCGGTTCAAGCTGCTTTGCTCTGGCCGCCGCTTTGGTAAGACCTACCTCTGCATTGCTCGCCTGGTGGCCTGGGCCATCGAAAAGCCAGGCAGCCTCAACTGGTACGTCACCCAGACCTACAAATCAGCCAAGCAAATCGCCTGGCGTCAACTTCGGGCCATGGTGCCGCCCGAAATGTTTGCCAAGAAGAACGAGTCCGAACTTTCCCTTGAACTCACAAACGGATCCGTCATCGCCCTGAAAGGCGCAGAATCAGCAGACGGGCTTCGCGGTGTAAGCCTCTCCTCTCTGATCATTGACGAGGCCGCCTATGTCAAGCAAGAAGCCTGGGAGATGGTATTACGTCCGGCGCTCTCTGATCAGGGCGGCCCGGCGTGGTTCATCACGACGCCGTCAGGCCTTAACTGGTTTCATGACCTTTGGGAGCAGGCTGCCGAGCAGGAGGATTGGGAGACTTTTTCGTTCACTACGATTCAGGGCGGCAATGTCCCCGAGGAGGAGATCGAGGCTGCAAAGCGGACCCTCGACGAGCGCACCTTCCGCCAGGAATACCTAGCCAGCTTTGAAACCCTCGCCGGCAGGGTCTACCCAGATTTCAGCGACGAGAACATCAGCGAAGACGTTGCCGACACTGGTGGCGAAATCCTGTGGGGCACCGACTTCAACGTCGGGATCATGGCGGGCATTCTTGCCAGCCGTGTTGGCGATACTCTCCACATCTGGGACGAAGTAGCCGTTAAGCAATCCAACACCGATGAAGTTTGCCAACTCCTCAAGGATCGGTTCCCAAACCGGCGAATTGTTGCTTATCCAGATCCAACAGGGAGCGCCCGCAAGACATCTGCGGCGGGTCGCACCGATCACGACATCATCAGGCGATACGGATTCCAGTGCATCAGCCCTAAAGCCCCCTGGGCCGTGAAAGACAAGATCAACGCGACCAACTGGCTGATCAAAACTGCCGACGGTCACCGCAAGCTATTCATCCACCCCCGCTGTAAGCACACGATCAAGGCCCTGAAGAATGTGACCTACAAGGAGGGGACGGAAGACTATGTGATCGACAAGTCGGCCAATATCGAGCACTGGACCGACGGCCTGGGCTACCTCGTCCTGGGCAGCGACTTCAATCCCCTCTATGCACGCTCTGGCAAGGGCACTGGCATCAGGATCTATTGAGTTTTGCCCTTGGCTCTTAAACTGAGCCAAAGCCTTGAGAGTTTCGCGACGTGTATAGCGGTTTTCAGCATTACAACCGTGCTGCATCCTCCAAGGTTGCGAAGGTAAATGATCCGAATCAGGCCTGGACTAACCAAGAGCCGCATTGGATGCTGATCGAGGATCTCGTCCAAGGCACCTACCAGCTCAGGCGCAGACATCGCCGGTATTTGCCACAAGAACCTCGCGAACTTGACGAGAGCTACGACAACCGTTTGGCTCGCAGTGTGTGCCCGCCTTATCTAGTTCGCTTGGAGCGAATGTTGGCTGGCATGTTGACGCGCAAGCCGGTCCGTCTGAACGATGTTTCGGATGTTGTCCGCGAGCAACTGTTTGACGTTGACCTGCTCGGCAACGACCTGAACGTGTGGACCTACGAGACCGCGCGGAAAATGATCCGTTACGGCCATGTGGGCGTTTTGGTCGATGCACCTGCTGCCGGTGAGCTGGGCCGTCCCTACTGGGTTTCGTACACGCCCCGCGATGTGCTCGGCTACAGAACCGAGCTAGTCAATGGTGCGCAACAGTTGAGCCAGTTGCGCTTGTCTGAGCGCGTTGTACTTCCAGACGGTGAGTATGGCGAAAAGGAGGTCGAACAGATCCGCGTTTTACGCCCAGGTGAGTTTGAAATCCACCGCGCCAACGACGAGGGCGAGTTCATGATCGTCGATAGCGGTAGGACGACGATGGATCACATCCCGTTCAGCGTTGCCTACGCCAACCGCGTGAACTTCATGGAATCGCGGCCGCCGTTGATGGATATCGCGGAGCTGAACCTCAAGGCGTACCAAATGCAGAGCGATTTGGACAACATGCTCCATATTGCCGGCGTGCCCATGCTCGCCTTTTTTGCATTCCCTCAGGCAGCTGAGGAGGTCACCGCAGGCCCAGGCGAGGCCATTAGCTTCCCGGCAGAAGGTCGGGCTGAATACATCGAGCCGCAGGGCAGGGCCTTCGACGCGCAGTTCAAGCGCCTAGAGCAGATCGCCTCCCAGATCAATGAGCTAGGCCTCAGCAGCGTGCTCGGTCAGAAGCTGTCCGCCGAAACCGCCGAATCGAAGCGCATCGATCGCAGCCAAGGCGACTCGACAATGATGGTCATTGCGCAGAACATGCAAGACCTGATCGACAACTGCTTGGCCCACCATGCCCACTACCTCAACATCACCGAGGTAGGCAGCTGCTTGGTCAATCGCGACTTCCTCGGCACACGGCTAGAGCCTCAGGAAATCCAAGCCCTGCTGCAGCTCTACACCGCTGGCACCATCACCCAGGAAACCCTGCTGCTGCAGCTCAGCGAAGGCGAGGTGTTAGGCGACGACTTCGACATTGAGGCCGAGGTCGAGGCCACACAGCTCGGAGGCCTTGGCGGTGAGCAGATGCCTGAGCCTGTAGAAGATGACGAAGAGCCGGTAGAAACCGACGAGATCCCTGAGCAGGATGAGGAGGAGGTCGAAGAAGAGTAATGAACTCGCCCACTGATCCAGCAACTGAAGGCGGAGACGAAACTCGGATCCTTCACGTTTGCACCGGAGAGATCAGGGGCCGCTACTTCGCTGTCATCCGCTGCAAGTGGTACGGCGAGGACGGAATGATCGGAGTCTCGGAGCATCGACTGGAAGACATGGACATGCAGACCAATCTCGAAGACTTCGGCGCCTTCATCGTTAGCGCTTTAGATGCCAATGCAGATGTCACGGCCTTGGTGGCCTGTGACCCTGAAGACCTGGGCCTAGAAGTCGAATGAGCCTCGAATCCTTTGTCGAAGAGATCCCCGAGGCCTACTACCGAAAGGCCATCGACCTGAACCGCTATAGCAATAGCGTCGCTCGGGATCTAATGCAGTCCTACGAGCGGATCATCCGCCGTTCGATTGCTGAGCTTGAGCGGATCGAGCAGATGCCTAGCGCTAAGCGGCCCCAGGTGCGGGCCCAGAGGCTCAAGGCGCTGATCAAGCAGAACACTGAGGCCCTGGCCAGATGGTCTGACAAGGCAGGGCAACAGCTAGCCCGTGAGCTTGGCGATCTGGCAAAGATCGAGGTTGACTTCACGGTGGGCCAGTTGCGGCGTGGCGTGCCTGATGTGGCCCGCGGTGCGGTGCGCACTGTTGAGGTGACGCCGGCCTTTGCCGAGGCTGTGATCACTGCTGACCCGACCAACGTCGGCACGGCTGTATTGAGCGACAGCCTTGAGGAGATTGTGAGCGGGCCTGCCAAGGCCATGAAGCTGACAGCTCGGCAGGGTGCAGCCATTCGGATGCCTGACGGGCGGAGCATCGGCAAGGCGTTCCGCGGGTTGGCAGAGCAGCAGGCCCAGATCTTTGCGACCACTGTTCAGGATGGCTTGCTGTCTGGTGAGTCAACCCAAGCGATTGCCCGCACGTTGATTGGCGAGGGCCTTGAGTTTTCGACCAAGGCCAAGAGCATCAGGCAGCTAGCCCAAGCTGGTGGCCAGATGACGAAGATGGCGACCCATCAGGTGCGGACGCTTGTGCGGACGAGCGTGAACGCAACCTCGAACGTCGCTAGCCAACGGGTGTACCGAGCAAACCCGACGGTCACTAAGAAATATCGTTGGCTGGCCACCTTGGACGAGAAGACCTCGCCGATCTGCAAGAGCCTTGATCAGCAGGTGTTCGAGTATGGCAAGGGGCCAACGCCTGCTAGCCCGCCCCATTTCAACTGCAGGTCTACGACCGTGCCGGTGGTGGATTGGGATGGCCTGTCCAGCAAGTACGGAATTGATCTGACCCCGCCTAAGAGCAGGGCCAAGCGCCCATCAGCTACCGGCGGCGTGCCATTGGGGACTAGCTACGGGAAGTGGCTGCATGATCAACGGCCTGCCGGCAAGAAGTTCGAGGCGAGTGCAGCACAGGCCAAGGCCTTTGGCGGCGGGAAGGATACGCCAGGGGCAAGGCTGAAAGCCAAGTATTTCAACCGCCTGGCCGATAAGTACGGGCCGGATAAGGCGATGAAGAAGTTCCTTCGTGAGGATGGCACGGAGGTGAGCATCGCTGACCTGCAGCGTCGCTATGGCGATCCTGAGAAGATCACGACGACCAAGGTCAAGGCCAAGCCCAAGGCGCTGACCAAGAACGAGAAGATCGCCAAACAGGTGATGCAGGATCCGTCGCTGAAGAGCGACAAGAAGCGGATCGAGGCGATGGTCGAGAAGGGCGTCCCGGCTGATGCTGACTTTGTGGGCTTGGTGGCTGAGGCCAAGAAGAAGTCTGGCCTGGCCACTACCGAGACCTTCCCGAAAGCGAAGCCCAAGCCTGCTGCAGCGCCCAAGCCGAAGGCCGCGGCCAAACCCAAGCCGGCACCTAAGCCCAAGGCTGCCGAGCCTGACTATGACGCGCAGCTCAAGGAAATTTCGACAGAGGTCAAAGGCCTCAGCGTCAAGGTTCTGCAGAACACGGCCAGCAAGGAAGACATGGCCCGTGTCAAAGAGCTAATGAAAAAGAAGGGCGATATTTTGGCCGATCAAGCCGCGGCCAAGGGTCGATCTGGCAAGGTCAGCGACGTGAATCACATACACCAAAGCAAGCTGTTTAAGGAATACGGATTCCAGAGTGAAGCCGCTTTTGATGAGGCCAAGCAGGGGATCAACGATTGGACCAACATGGCCTACACCGGCCTGAGGAATGAACAGCTGAGCCGCGTCCCAACCAAAGATTTGACGGCCTACGAGATTGGCAAGGTCGAGCGCTGGAACGCTAAGAAAAAGCTGGGCGATGTTTTCTACGACTACGAGACGCTCGAAAAGAACCTCGACACGTTTGTGAAAAATGCGCCCAAGTACGACGGCGAAGTGCTGCGGGGCAATGCTGTCAATAGCGTTGCCGATGCTGAGGCCATGATCAAGGCCGTGGCCAATGGCCGCCGGACTCCGACTTACGACAGCTGGACGAGCAACCCAGATCAGGCCCGAAACTTCTTTGAGGATGGCGAGGTCGGGATCCTCTGGAAACTCAACAACAAAAACGGCGTGCCGATCGCTGCACACTCCAAGTTTGTCAATGAGTCCGAAGTGCTGATGCCTAGGGGCAACCTCTACAACGTCCAAGGCGTCAAAAAGACCCTTGTGGATGGGCAGACGGTGTTTGAGGTGACGCTAGATCAGGTCAGCCCTTGACCTCTTCCTCGTACTTGAAGCCGTACTCAAGGGCCATGGCTTCCATAAAGCCGTCCTCTCCTGGCCCGACCTGTTTGCCGTCGGCATCCGTCACAGTGCCGACCTCGTCAGCCTGTGCAGCGTCGTAGCCAAAACGCTCGGCGCGTTCCTTGGCCTCTTTCTTGCTGGCGTAATCCTGTTCTGCCATGGCACAAACCTAGCAAAAAGCGGCCTGATTAGCCTGAGCGCAGCATTTCTGTGCAGATGTCTTCTGATCTTGTAGCCGTCCTGGTCGGTGATCAGCTGATCCTGGCCCGCAAACTCACCCTTGACGACGGTTCCGTTCAGTACCGAAACAAGTTTGGCCTAGCCTTAGACGGGGCCAAGGAAGTCGATGGCGAAGCCAAGCCGAAAGCAGCAAAAAGTCGCCAAAGTGCTCCGGGAGTACAAAGCGGGGACGCTCCGAAGCGGCAAAGCAGGGCGCGGAAAGGGGCCCAAAGTAAAAAGCCGCAAGCAAGCTCTGGCGATAGCGCTGAGTGAAGCTCGCAAAATGAAGCGCCGATAGCATGAACCCAACAGCCTTGGGTTGATGCCTTATCACTACGGCAAGCCAAAGCCGAAAGGCAAAAAGAAGGGGGGCAAAAAGAAGTGAAGAAAGGCAGCCGCGTTAGCTGGACCTATCAAGGCGTCCGCACCTATGGCACTGTCACGGGGATGGGTGGCAAGCGGGCCACAATCACAGGGCCTACTGGTGGCAAGATCACCCGCGTCGGTACTGACGACGATCCGGTAGT